ATACAGGTGAGTGGGAATCAGTATCACATTGGCAATGGAAGAGAAAGAAGAGACCTCCTTTGGAGTATCAGCTTCCTTTTGTGTATAAGGAGATAGCTGCGGTTAATAAAGGTATGGACTTAATTGATAAGTCCTTAGATAAGGTAGGTACAAAGGAGAGGCACTTCTGTGAAGGAAACCATGACGATTGGCTTAATATGTTTGCACAAGAGAATCCTTTTTTATCAAAAGAGATTGCTGTTAAGTATGCTCTTAAACTTAAAGAACGTGGTTATAAGTATCACAAGATTGGTAAGATGCTTAAAATCGGAAAGCTCAATTTCTATCATGGACATCATTTCTCTGGTGTTCATCATACTCGTAATCATCTCACTCGTCTCGGTGGTAATGTCATGTATGGACATCATCACGACATCCAACAATCTTCTGTTACTAACATGGAAGGTGTCAAGTCAGCTTGGTCTATTGGTTGTTTAAAGGATATGAGGTCTGAGGCTAATGCTTGGTTGGGTAATAGGCAGCATAACTGGCAACATGCTTTTGCAGTTGTAGACTTTCATAACAATAAAAACTTTAATGTTACTGTTCATCAAATTGTTAATGGTGTAAGTACAGTAGATGGACAGGTGTTAAGAGCTAAGTGAAGACTAGAAAGATTAAGAGCCTAGAGCACCCTCTGTTCCAAGACGAAAAAGAGTTTAGTGATTATATGCCTAATACATCTCTCGTTACTGATTGGAGAAATGGACTAGAGGGTGATTGGGTACAGACCGATGATGGTCAGGTATGTATGGTTCTTAAGAGAGGTGGTTTAAAAGCCTCTGGTACTAAGAAAATTTATAATTACTACATAAGAACTATAATGGGTTCTTTTATATGTAAGCCTTCTAATAAGATAGAAGGAGAGATGAAGAATAATATATATACTTTCGGTCAGGATAAGAGCAAGTATGACACTAAGAAGGATAGGGTTAAGCCTACTTCTAAAGAGTTCTTGTTTGCTAAGTATGTAGCTAAGGGTGACAACCTAACAGACGCTTTTATATCTGCTTATCCTACAAACAATAAAGACTATGCTGAACGTGAAGCTAAAATCTTAATGAGTACTAAGAGGATACAAGGTTTGATTAAAGAAGAAATAGAAAAGGTAATGAATGAGGCTGATATAACGCCTCTTTACATATTAGAAAAAATGAAAGACATCATTGAGTCTGATGCCTCAAGAGATGGCGACAAGGTTTCCTTACTTAAGGAGTTGGTTGCTATAGCAGGTATGCGTGATACAGAAAAGAAATCGGAATCAGTAACATTGTTTCAAGGTTTCTCATCTGAACAGCTAAAGGCAATAGGTGGAAATGATACAAAACAGCTAGCAACAGCTGAAAGGAAGATAGAAGAATGAACCTATATGAAGTCTGCATACAAGTATTAGAAGATGCAAACAAAACTAACGTCAAGATAGACGATGATATATCTAGGGAGTACCTAGCTAATGAAGTATACGAGTTGTTCTACGAACATCAAGTGTTTGAAGAAGTAAACTCTAGGGGAACAATGGAAGACTTAAAAGATTATTGGGATTTTGATGGAGAGTTATAAGTTAGCTGTCTATGGAACTCTAAGAGATGGAATGAGAGATACTTGGAAGGTTGATGGTTATAACCTATACTTCCCCGGTCATAGAAACTTTCCGGCTGCAATGCCTAACGAAGATGCTAAAGATATGGTAGTAGAGGTACTAGATGTAGATGAGCAGGATATATCAAGTTATGATGTATATGAAGGTGTCAGAACTGGGTTATATGAAAGAAGAATAGTAGAAGCTTACAATGGTAAAGAAAAAGTAAAAGCTTGGATGTATACCATAGGTACTTTACTTCTTCAAGGTACTAATGTATTTCAAGAAGTTCCTAACAAAGATTGGTACTCTGATAAATGTCAAAAGTTGATAGCTTCAATATAAATAAAAATAACGTTTCTGAAAAGGAGCGTGTATTAGAACTAGCTAGAAAGGATGTTGTGTCTTTTGGTCAACTGTTCTTACCTGAAGACTATATGAAGTCTAGTCCAGCTCCCTATCATTACGAGCTTAGTAATCTATTGCTAGACCCTAATAAGAAAAGAAATTGTATTATACTACCTCGTGGTCATAGTAAGTCAACACTAGCTAAGACTGCTTTATTATATCATTTATACTTTAACCCAGAAGGGAAGAAAGAATTTATTGCTTGGGTAGCAGAAGAACAATCACAGGCTATAGACCACATTAAGTATATGCAGAACCATATAGAAATAAACCCTGCTTTAAATTATTACTTTGGGGACTTGCGTGGTAGTAAATGGACAGAGAAAGAGTTTACTACTAGTAAAGGAGATAGGATTATAGCTAAGGGAACGTCTCAGAGGTTGCGTGGTCGCTCTCAATTAGGTTTAAGGTATACTAAGATTGTATTAGATGACTTTGAGTCAGAGCTCAATACTAAGACTCCTGATAGAAGAAGAGAGATTAAAGAGTGGGTTATGTCTACTGTTGAACCAGCATTAGAGAACTCAGTAGAGAATGAAGGTTCTATATGGCTTATTGGTACTATTGTACACTATGATTCTTTTTTACAGAGTATATATGATGGATATACTGAGGCTAGTAGAGATAAACGAGAGTATGCTTGGAATGTAATGTACCACAAAGCTATAGATAGCGAGGGTAATGCATTGTGGAGTTCTTACTTTTCTAAGAAAAAATTACTCGATATACGTAGAAGGTTTGAAGATGTAGGTCTTGTACATAAATTTGCACAAGAATATTTAAATGAAGCTAGGGATTTAGAGAACGCTAAGTTTAAAACAGATAGATTGGAGTATTACGGACATGAATTCGAAAGTAAAAATAATTATGCTTACTTGGTTGATAGCAAAGAAGCTATACCTATTAATGTTTATATTGGTGTTGATTTAGCATACGAGTCTAATGCTTCTAGTGATTACCAAATGATAATGGTTATAGGAATAGATAGTGCTAGAAATATATATGTTATAGACTATATGAGAGAGCATCTACCTTTATATGATATGCCTGAAGAAATATTTAAGTATGCTAAGGAGTATTCTCCTGTAAAGAGAGTTAATGTTGAACATGTAGGAGCTCAAGGTATAATTAAAGATGCTGTAAATAGAATGACAGGTCAAGATAGAAAGGTTGTTCCCGGTGTAGCTTTAGGAGTTAGACCACCAACTGGTATAAAAAAAGAAGATAGACTGGAATCTTTGCTTGCTCCTATAGTAAATAGAGGTAAAATGTTTATTAAAAGAAAACATACAGCTTTAGTTGATGAGATGTTTCAATTCCCCAAAGGTAGGAACGATGATGCTTTAGATGGATTGTGGTATGCTGTCCATAAATCTAGACCACCTATTAGCAAGAAGTTTGAAGCTTCTCAATTTAAAGAAGATAAGGTTGTTACTAATAAAATAGAAAGCGTAAAGCGAACTATATCTTGGATAACTGGTTTAAAAAATTAAATAGTACTTGTATTATTAGTTTATTTTCGTTAAATTTAAAGGATTAAAACAAAGGTGCAACTATTTCTAGTATACGAGAGTTAGAGAGCAACGAAGTTAAACAATCCGAAGTCAATAGACAGCTTTGGAGAATGTGGAAAGACGCTAGGTCAGAGTGGGATGTAGAAGCTCGTGACGCTGTAGATTTCTTTCTAGGTAATCATTATTCACAGGAAGAGTCCGATGCTCTTAGAGCAGTAGGACAAGCGGACTTTGTTATAGACCGTGTATATTCTGCTATAGAAAAGCTTAAATCATTGCTTACTTCTCGTTCTCCTAAGTATAGTGCAGTTGGCAGAGAGGATTCTGATAGTAGGATGTCTAACGTATGGCGTACTCTATTAGAATATGTATGGGATATTTCCGATGGAGATACCCAATTTAAACAAGCTGTCCATGATTATGCTACTGCAGGCATGGGGTATTTCTACTCGTATATAGACCCTGAAGCAGACTACGGAAGAGGAGAGGTTAAGATTACTTATATAGACCCTTTCCGTGTATATATAGACCCAGCGTCTAGAAATAGATATGCTGATGATGCTTCCGGTATTATAC